ATCCAATGTTGCACACTTGGTGTCCACTTGTATCAAGATCCTGAGTCTGAAGATGAGTATGAAGAAATTGATGAAGCTGGTCAGCACTGGAAAGCTAAAGCTCTTCAAGAAGGCCGCTGCTCCATCTGCTGCCGTTCCACCTTCCGTCCCCACTGGCGAGGCTGCAGCTTCGGCTGCGTCAGTTGCCGGCGAGGCGACCAAAGGTGATGATTCTATTGATTTGGGCCTTGTCCAGGAGGAGTTTAAGAAAGCTTGGAAAGATGTGGCTTGTGTTTCTGCCCTTCTTTTCGCTTTCTCTCTTGGCGTCCTTATCTATATCTACAAAGCCCAAGAGAAGCGTATCAAGCTCGCCAATCGTAAGCTTGCCCAATGTTTCAAGGATGATGATTCCGTTGGTGTTCTCACTGTGGCCCGTAAGATGCTTTCGCGTGATGCGTTTGAAAAGCTATCTCAGCAGGTCAAGTTTGTTCCCGAAGCTAAAGGCAAGCAAGGTTCTAAGGCGAAAGTGCTTGTTCGCAACCCCCGTGCGCGCGCCGGTTATTCTGGTGGTGCGCTTGGCTCTGAAGATACTGATCAGGCCCGTATCGCCGAGGAGTTAGCTCAGCTTCAAGCTGATGCTGACTATGAGCGTGCCATGGAATTGGCCGATAAGTGGGATAACTTCGCAACTGAAGCTAAGGTGACTATCAGTATGCTGAAGAAGCACAAGGTTAAGGAAGAAGTTCATGACGCTAAAGTGGCGGCCCCTGTGGCTGTAGCTAGTGCGGGAGTTCAGGCTTCCCCTGTTCCTTCAGCGGCTATTATCCCTGAAGCTCTTCGTGTTCCAACTCCCGAAAGGATGCGTCCTTACACTCAGGATGAGTGGAAGGTGCTCCCTGAGGAGATGAAGAAGGAGTTCCGTGAGAAGGCCAAGGCCCTTGTTAAGGCTGCCCATGACGCCAAAAGTGCTGCCGCCGCTTCTGTTGCTGCTGCTGCTAAGAAAGTGAAGGAAGCAGCTGACAAGAGTTATGCTGATGCTGTGAAGTCTGGTCTTGCTACAGGCAAGACTCCTCGCGCTCGCTCTCCTGTTGTGCCTGAGGTTGATAAGGCTTCTTCTAAGCCTCTCGCTTCGGCCGATGCTGCTCCTGCTCCTAAGTCCCGTACTCCGTGCCGTTATTTCGTCGCCGGAGACAAGTGCCCGTACAAGGAGTGTCGTTTTTCGCATGATTCTAAGTATGTGAAAATTGTTCCTGAAGCTGCGCAACGTGGCTGTCCGAAAGTCATTCTGTCGTCTAGTGTGCTTCCCTTGACTGATGGACCGAACGGAAATCTTGTTGCTGTCGCCCATGTGGCTGACCAGAAGATCCGAACGGTGCGTCATGCTCTCGTGAACGAACCACACAACAGTGATTTTGCGACTGCTCCGCTTACGCGTCAGCTTTGGATTCCCGCCAAGAATGTGGACGGTGACCAGGATTGGTTTCCCATTCCGCTTGAGTCGTGGATCCCGCGGACTCTTGAAGGCAACGCTATTGATGTTGTCGACGCTCCTATTCCAAAGGGTGCCCATGGGCTCCAGAGCATGATTCCGGCAACTATTGCCGAAGCTCGTCAGTTTTTCTCTAGTAGCGATCTTCTTGTTACTATGCAGAGTTATGATCCCAAGAATATGGCTCGTGCTGTACACGTTGTCCGAATTTTGAAAGGATCTGAAGATGATACTGGCGGTTTTGAGTACGCTGGTGAAACTGAGGAGGGAAATTCTGGTGGTGTCATCGTTCTGCGTTCTGGGCATGTTCTCGGAATTCATCGCGGATCGTTCCGAAATGGCCCGTGTCGTGGCCAGATCGTGATGAATGATAAGGGTTCTTTAAACTTCGAGTGAGACCGCTAACTGGAATTCCAGCGGTTGAATTGCCGTCTGAGATCCGACCTGCGGTCTGTTATTCGAAAGGTATTGGTCAGCCCACGTATGCTTCTCTTCAAAAATGGAAGTTCATACAAGTAGTTGGGCTATTGCCTAAAACTTATCCCTATTCATTCAAATATGACCTAGACAGAGACTATCTGCAGTTACTTCGAGCAGTGGACTATAGAGTCCCCGATAATTTTGCTCCGTCTGAACGTAATCTGCACTTAGAAATCGATCGCTTGAAGGAAGTCGATTACCCACAAAAAGATTTTAGCGATGTCGACCATGATCATGTTTTCATGGCTGCCCAATGGACAGTGCAGCACTTGTGTGCTGCTATCCCTGTGGCTGACCGGCGCCCTTTGTCCTCTCTTGAAGAGGCTCGTGACATGTTTTTACTCACTGAGCCAAAATCCCGGGGAGGTTCACCTGGCTATCGAGCCAAGGCGTCTGGCCTGACAACTAAAGCCGAAGCTTACAGCGACCCTGTGGAGTTCGCTCGCTGTTTGGCTTACGACCAATCGCTTAGTACCAATGAGCCAATTGATGCTATTTGGGAATTTAATCTTAAAGACGAAATTTTGAAGCGCGCGAAAATAGATAATCGTGAGACGCGCCTCTATAAAGTTGCTCCTAATGAGCACCATCTTTCATGTTACAAACTGTTCGCTCCTTTTTCTAAGGCTATTGCCGAACAGGATCACGATCATTTTTTCACTGTCGGCATGCCATTTGAGTATGGCGGCTGGAACCAGATTATGAATAAACGGCGTCTTCCCTATTCCTACAATCTTTGTAGTGATGCTAAGGGTTATGACATCTCGATTTGTAATTTTCTGTTTGCTTATGCGTGCTACGTCATGCAGCAGCTTATTCCGGGCCACGATCTGGAGATTTGGAATTTATTTTGTGCCGCCGTTCACACTTTGGTTGTGACTGGTGGCGGAGATCTTCTCTATACACACACCGGTAATCCAAGTGGGTGGTATTTGACACTACTCATTAACACTATTATTCAGATGATTCTGTTTGGTGTTTCGTGGATCCGTGCTTGTCTGTCTATTGATGTTGCTCCTACTTATTCCAATTTTATGGATCATGTGCGTGCTAATCTTCTTGGTGACGACTCTGTTGTCTCTATTCGTGATGATTGTTTGTACTATTTTAATAAAGATGTTATTGCTGAGATTTGGCTTTATTTTGGAATTTTCTTGAAAACTCAGGAAGTTCATTCTCGTTTAGTCGATTGCGAGTATTGCGGTGCCACTTCTATTGATGTTGGAGGCACGCTTGTTCGCCGTCCGCGCGTTGACAAATTTCTCTGCGCGCTTAAATACACGAAAGACCAATCTCCTCTTTATCGGTTTCAACGAGCCTGTGCTATACGCACTCTCCTTTGGCCTGTCCCTGAAGCATGTGCGTTGTTAACAGAGTGGTGCTATCGTCTTGCACACCTGTATCCTCATGACATTCGTTCAATCGACGTCGCTTCTAGTATGAAACCTGACTGTGACATGGCTTATTTGCATACCGG